GATGAGTTTTGGTTTGTATTGATATCAATTACTGTTACAGCTGGTGAGGGAACAACAACTACATCAGGTTGAGGGGCAGGGTTAACAACAACATTATTTGCGTTATTCTTTTTTTCTAAAGCTGCTTTTATTCTATCTACTGAACTATCCATTATTATTTGTTCTTCTTAAGAAGAGCAGTACATTTTCTAGTTTTCTTTTTAGAATTTTTGCATGCTAAAATTGCAGCCGCTTTTTTAATTTTAGCTTTTTCTATTGCTGTATGTATTCTTATTGAATTTTGATTTTCTGCAAAACTTGGTGTAGCTACAAAAAAAGCAGATAATATAACAAAAGAAACTACGGTTATTAATTTACGCATCATGTATCTCCACTTATAAAATATTATTTATTTTTTTATTAAGTTCTTGGTAATATTTTGCTTCAGCATAATTTTTAGTGATCAGAATTAATTTATTATTTTTATATATTGTATAATGTCTTTGACCATTAGTCAAAACACAATGAAGGATTATATACATTACATTGGTAAGAAATACCAAACTCCGTTACATAATAAAAATAATCCAACTAATCCTGTTGCAATACTAGCATACCACATTGTTAAACTTACAGCCAAAATTGCCGTTGTGCTTAATACTATTGCAATTTGAAGAAGGGCTGATGCGAAACTGAAAAAAGGACTTTTCTTTTTAGCTTCGTCCCTTTCAGCTTCAAGCTTTTTTGCTTTATCGTATTGCTCTTGTCTTCCTTCTTCAAGTTTCTTTATAATATTACTATACGTATCTCTCAATGTTTTATCGGTCGTTGTAGTAAGTTCAAGTTCCAATATAAGTTGTTTAATAGATTTGGCTTGATAAAATGCCCAGGTATCGGATGCCAGTATATTATTTGTAAGAACCTTACTACCGTTACTAGAAGAAATTAAAGTACAAATAGCGAGCAAAGCTGCATAGATGCTAATAGTAATGGCCCCGCGGCTTTTCATTACTGCTTCACCTTCACTACGGCTAAGTAATTTTCCTGTTTTATCTTTTAAAGTCATTTTTAAGAATCCCATTCATAGAATAAAATAACATAATAGTATATATTGGTAACACAGCCATTATAAAATAATGCATCATTTTGTTTTACTTGTTATCATTGTTTTAATCATCTGTATATTTAGTTCAATCAAAGCAATTCTTTTATCTAGATCAGCTCTGGCTAATGCTGCATTTTTTTCATTTGAATCTACGTGATCTGAAACATCACTAGTTAACTTTGTTGATAATGCGGCCAAGTCTGATCTAATAGCTGCACGTGCTTGTGCTGCTTCTGCCATCATTTCCATGCGTTGTTTTTCAAGAGCAGCCAATTGCTTTTCACGATCGAGAGTCATATTGGCTCTTGCCAATGCTGCATCCTTTTCCACCTTATCAATCTTCTCATTGAGTGCTTCTCTGATAGTGGCCATTTCAATTGTTTGACCTTGCGCAGGAATAGCTTTGTTGTCTTGATTGACAACAACTGCAATCTTACTTTGAAGAACTGTGTTATCGTGGCTAAGACCACTTAGTTGCGTCATAAGATATACAACACAACTGAATAGGATTGGAATACCTGCAAAGACAATCTTTTCTACCAAGGCACTCTTACTGTTATTGGCTGCTAGCTGTTCTGATATTTTTTCTGTTTTATCTGATGTTGTTGACATAATATTTCTCCTTATCTACAAATCGCTGACATTAAAGGTACGATATTTCTCATGCTATGACAAGCCATAAAATCAAAAGCTCCCCACACTATCAATCCGATCCATATTAAAATTGGTAAAACAACAAATATAGAAAACAGAGCCCAAAATAATTCCCAAAATTCTTCACTTTTTCTTTGGGCTTCTACTTTTAGTCTATGTGTTTCTTTAGCAGCATCTGCTCTAGCTTGGTAAAAAGCTTGACGCTGAGCTGGACTCATACGTGAAAGCATTTGTTGTTCTTGCTCAGCAGCAATCTCACGTATTGCCTGCTCACGCAAAGCGTTGTTATTTCTTATAGTTTGATTATTAATTTCGGTAATTCTATTTTGTGCTAGTATTCTTTTGTTGTTAGCTTCTTTTTGAGCAGGAGCATTTCTAACAACGTCAACAATACCAAATACAGCATCGGTAATACCTTTGCCATAAGCTTCGCCTATTTTTCCGGCGGATTTTGGATCTATCATTATTTCCTCATGTTTTTTTATAAAAATATATAAAACATAATAAAATAAAGATCAAATCAAGATTATAACTATATTTATAAAATTTAAATAATAATAGCAGCCAAGCAAAAATAATATAACAAACCCTTGATTTATTCTAAGCCAAGCATTATATATAATAATGTAGATGCCTGATGGATCTACATTTTTTAACATCAACCTTGCTTAATAGGAGGTCTTTATGACTAGACTTGATTTCGCTAAAATTTTTGACATGCCTTCCATGGATAAATTGCTCGTAGGATACGAACCAATGTTTAAACGCCTGGAAGAAGTACACGAATCACTCACTAAAGCGATTCCAAACTACCCACCATATAATATCGTAAAAGTAGATGATAACAAGTATATGATCGAAATGGCTGTTGCTGGTTTCGGTAAGTCTAATCTTGACATTGAGATTCAAGATGGCACACTTGTTGTTTCAGGTCATTCACAATTAGCTGATATGTATGACGAGGGTGTTAACAATACTTATATTTACAAAGGTATTGCTGACCGCAACTTCACCCGCAAGTTCTCTATTGCCGATTCTGTTGAAATAAAAAATGCTGACTTGATTAATGGTATGTTAAAGATCTGGCTTGAGAATATCATTCCAGATACAAAGAAACCAAAGAAGGTTAATATTAATGATCCTTCTGAACCAGTTAAATCAAATAAAGAATTTTTAACAGAAAGAAAATAAAGAGAATTAAAATGACACAATTAATATCTAATATGTACTCTTGGATTAAACGCCAGGAGAAAATTCATAATGCTATTCGTGAACTTAATAATTTAAATGATAGGGATTTATCTGATATTGGTATATCTCGTTGTGATATTTCTAGGATTGTAAAACAAGGAAATTACTAATATGTGGCCTTATACAATTGACGAGCTCATCATTATAAATGGTAAGTAATACTCAAGGGGGAGTAATATCCCCCTTGATTTTTTTTGTGATAGGGGTTAGTATTAAGTATGTCAAAATTTTATACAAACGTTTCCATTAGTCGTAATGATATCTTGCTCCGTGGCTATGAAGATGGTCAACGGGTGCAACACTCTATTCCATACAAGCCTTATCTATTTGTTCACTCTAAGAAGGGTGATAGCATGTATCGCAACCTGAAAGGCAAACAGGTTGACAAAGTTGATTTCGCTTCTATGTCAGATGCTCGAGATTTTGTCAAGAGATATAAAGAGGTTGAAGGTTTTGATATCTATGGTATGACCAATTATATCTACACCTTCATTAATGATTACTATGCCGGTGATATTGATTATGATCCAAAGATCATCTCCAAGGTCAATATTGATATTGAGGTGGCCGCTGATCAAGGGTTTCCTGATATTACCACAGCTGATAAAGAAATTACTGCTATTACAATGAAAAAGAATGATATGTATATCGTTCTGGGTTGTGGTGAATTTGTAACAGATAATGAAAAGATTAAATATATTCGTTGTAAAGATGAGCATGAACTTCTTTTGAAGTTCTTAGATGTCTGGCGTTCTAAATGGTTCTCACCTGATTTAATTACTGGATGGAATGTTGAAGGCTTTGATATTCCTTACATTGTAAATCGTATTCGTCGTGTTCTTGGTCATAATATGGCTAAGAAACTTTCTCCTTGGGAGATCCTAGAAGAACGTACCATTCAATTTATGGGTCGTGAACAACAAGTCTTTATTCCTGTTGGTATCTCCACTCTTGATTATCTGCAATTGTATAAGAAGTTTTCTTTTACAAATCAAGAATCCTATCGTCTAGATCATATTGCATTCGTTGAGCTTGGTGAACGCAAGATGGACTATTCTGAATATGATTCTCTCTTTGGATTGTATAAGAATGATTTTCAAAAGTTTATTGAGTATAACATCAAGGACGTTGATCTGGTTGATCGTCTAGATGAAAAACTCAAGCTTATTGAACAAGTCTTTGCTATTGCTTATGATGGCAAAGTTAACTATCAAGATGCCTTTACCTCTGTGCGTATGTGGGATGTTATTATCCACAACTATCTTTTAAATCAACGTATTGTTGTTCCACAATTAAGGGTAGGTAATAAGGATGGTCAAATTATTGGTGCTTATGTCAAAGATCCTAAGAAAGGAATGCATAAGTGGGTTGTATCCTTTGACTTGAATTCTTTGTATCCACATATCATTATGCAATATAATATTTCTCCTGAGACTTATATAGGACATGTTTCATCCATAAATGGTGAAGATGGTGTTACAAAGATTATGGATGGTTATCTAAACGAACCATCTGTTCGCAATCAATTGATGTCTGAGAATCTATCATGTGCGGGTTCCGGATGTATGTTTGATAAAGACTTTCAGGGCTTCTTACCTAAGCTTATGGAAAAGATGTATGATGATCGTGTTGTCTTCAAGAAGCGAATGATTGAAGCTAAACAGCAACATGAAAAGAATCCAACATACGAGACTGAAAAAGCTATTGCACAAAATCATAATATGCAGTTGGCTAAGAAGATTCAGTTGAACTCTGTTTACGGTGCATTGTCTAATGAATACTTCCGATGGTTTGATAATAAGCTTGCGGAATCCATCACACTCTCTGGTCAATTGGCTATTAAGTGGATGGAACGGGATATGAATAAATATTTAAATAAAATATTTAAAACAAAGGATGAAGATTATGTCTTGGCAAGCGATACGGATTCTATGTATATTACGCTTGACAACTTGGTCACTCAATGCAATCTCCAGGATAAACCAATTATCGACATTATCAAATTCCTTGACGAAGCTTGTGAAAATAAGTTTGAACCTTTTATTGATAAGTGTTACGGAGAGCTTGGCGAATATGTTAACGCATACTCTCAAAAAATGAAAATGAAGAGAGAAGCTATTGCTAACAAAGGTATCTGGACGGCTAAGAAACGTTACATCTTAAATGTCTGGAACAATGAAGGTGTAGTATATTCGGAACCTAAATTAAAAATTATGGGTATTGAAGCTGTTAGGTCTTCTACTCCATCATCTTGCAGAGATAGTATTAAAAAATGCATCAGTGTTATTATGAATCAAGAAGAAGATGATGTTATCAAGTATATTGAAAAATTTAGAGATGTTTTTGCTAAGTTGCCATTTGAGGATATTGCCTTTCCACGTGGTTGTAAGAACATGCAAGAGTATTCGGATTTAAATTCTATCTATCGTAAAGCTACTCCTATTCATGTTCGTGGCGCTCTTGTTTATAATCATATGTTGAAGCAAAAGAAATTAGATTCACGTTTTCAGGTCGTGCAGAATGGTGATAAAATTAAATTTTGTTATATGAAGTTACCTAATCCTTTGAGGGAAAATGTTGTTTCATGTCCTGGTACACTACCTCGTCAATTAGGTTTAGAGCAATACATAGATTATGATGTTCAATTTGATAAAGCTTTTGTTGAACCTATCAAGACTATCTTAGATGCTATAGGTTGGCGAGTTGAAAAGAAATCATCATTGGAAGGTTTTTTCTCGTGAAAACGATGTGTATACAATGTGGTGAAGAAAGAGATTATATTAATTGTAAAGAAATTGATTGCCCACAAGCATTTTGGAATAATGATAAAAAAGGAAATAAAAATATGGCTACTAATAATACATCATTCGATGATTTTGATTTTGGATTTTCAGCTGTCACAGAAGAAGAATTGAAGCAGCATGAAACTCAACAAATTTCTAAATTAACACAGGCAGCTCAAAAATCACTTTCTTATCAGGATAGGTTGGAAAGTATGTATAAGATGATTCTTCCTCTTATTGCTAATCTTTCTAAAGATCCTGAAAAAGAATATATTCTTTGGCCAGGTCGTGATAAAAAATTATCAGAGTTTAAAGCTAAGCTTGATGCATTGATGAATGGTTAATTATCTCGTATTACTTACAGCTCTTAGTCTGTCTGGTGTTTCTGCTTATTATTCTATAATAGGTCTTACTGCTATATTTGCAGGATCATTTATTCCTGTTGTTATAATGGGAACAACGCTTGAAGTTGCTAAAATAATTTCAACCTCATGGCTATATAGAAATTGGAAGACTTGCCCATTTCTATTGAAATCTTATTTAACATTTGCTATTATCATATTAATGACAATTAGTTCTATGGGCATCTTTGGGTTTCTTTCCAAAGCACATATTGAACAAAATTTACAATTAACTACTGGTGATGTAGATCAAATTCAAATTGTTAAATCTAAAATAGATAATGAACAATCAACTGTTGATGATTTAAATAAACAAATTTCTCAGATTGATTCTGCTGTTACAAAGATGACTGATAAAGGACAAGCTCAAAGTTCTTTACAGGCTGCAGATAAACAAAGAAAGATTCGTGATGATCTCACCAAGGAAAAATCTAGACACGCTGATATTATATCAGTCCTCAAAACCGAAAAAGTTAAACTTGAGTCGAGCGTTAAAAAGACTGAAGCAGAGGTCGGCCCAATCAAGTATATTGCATCTGCCATATACGGCTCCTCAGGACCTGATACTCTTGAGCTGGCTGTTCGTTGGGTTATACTCTTGTTGGTTGTTGTATTTGATCCTATGGCTGTGGTTTTATTATTGGCTGCAAATCATGGGATAAACAACAATAAAAAAACGTTGCCTGAAATACCAAAAGACAATATATTAGTTATTGATCCAGATAAAGTGTTACAACCAACCAAAGAAAATTTGTTAGGATATATTATGTCTCTCATTAATCGTCTAATTAAGAATTCAACTATTAAAGATACTTCTTTGCTTACCGAATCTAAAATCTATGGTAAGAAAGACATTATTACAACTAGCGTTCCAATGGTGAACGTAGCACTATCAGGTA